AAATTTTATCAGAACAAGGAATGCCTAATTTCTTTTATGATCTAATTGCAGGTGTTAAAAAATTTGGAAAGAAAACAAAATCAGAAAGAGATTTTGATGTTTATGAATTTAGAGATCCTAAAACAGGGAAAAGTGTCGAAGTAGTTGATGGAAGACAAGAATCTTTTGTTAAATTTGAATCGGACAGAGGATTTCAATCCGAGATGGGTGTAAGGAAAAATTTACCTGATGAAGTGACAAAAGGTAAAAAACCAGCTGATGAATATTATGAAGGTGAACAAGTTTATTATTCTATGGGACCAGATGATTACACCAAAGAATTTGAAGATGAGATTAGTGGTGGTTATGAAGGATTAGAATCTCTTGTTAAAAATTTAAGAGAAAGAAAAGCAACAGGTGGTGCGATAGGAATGCCTCCTATTTCTACCTCAGATCCTAAAGAAGCAGGAAAAATTATTTTAGATTCTGTTTTAGGAAGTAGTATTGAAACTATTCCTATTTATCAAGGAGACAATTTAGGTATCACAGCAGGTTTGGGAATAGGTAATTACAGGCCTTTTGACTATGGTGTTGGTTTTAACTATGGTAATTTTCAAGGTGGAGTTCAAATGAATCAAGGAGAACCTTCTTTTGGTATCGGATACAGAAAAGAGTTTGCAAAAGGAGGATTAACTGATACTATACCTCCTGAGAAGGGTCCAATGTCACAGGGTATTGAAACTTTATTCCAAACAAGATAGATTATTTTAATGGCAGAAATAGATAAATCATTACCGAATCAAACAACCGAAGTTGAGTTTGAAGAACAGGAAATAGCTACTCCAGAAGAAACAATAGAAGAATCTGGAGAAACAGAAATTACGCCAACCGAAGATGGCGGAGTAGAAATATCTTTTGATCCTACGGCAACCAATATGCCAGAACAAGGACATTTTTCTAATTTAGCTGAAGTATTAGATGATGAAATATTGGATCCAATTGGATCAAAATTAACTTCTGATTATTTAGATTATAAACAATCTAGAAAAGATTGGGAACAAACTTACACCAATGGTTTAGATTTATTAGGTTTTAAATATGAAAGAAGAACAGAACCATTTAAAGGAGCTTCAGGAGTTAATCATCCTGTACTAGCAGAAGCAGTTACTCAGTTTCAAGCACAAGCTTATAAAGAATTATTACCTGCAGAAGGACCTGTACGAACTCAAATTTTAGGAACAATTACCCCACCTAAAGTAGATCAAGCACAACGTGTAAAAGATTTTATGAATTATCAAATCATGGATCAGATGAAAGAGTATGAAGCAGAATTTGATCAAATGCTTTTTTATTTACCACTAAGCGGATCCACTTTTAAAAAAGTGTACTACGATGATCTTTTAGGAAGAGCAGTTTCTAAATTTGTTCCTGCAGATGATTTAGTAGTTCCTTATTCTGCTAATTCACTAGAAGATGCAGAAGCCATTATTCATGTTATTAAAATTTCTGAAAATGATTTACGAAAACAACAAGTAGGAGGATTTTATGCAGATATAGATTTAAATCCACCTTCTACACATCAAGATGATATTTCAAAAAAAGAACAAGAGTTAGAAGGAATTAAACAAACAAAACAAGATGATGTTTATACTTTGTTAGAGTGTCATGTAAATTTAGATTTAGAAGGATTTGAAGATACCGATTCAAATGGTGAGCCCACAGGAATTAAACTTCCTTATGTAGTAACAGTAGAACAAGATTCAAGAAAAGTTTTATCAATTCGAAGAAACTTTTTAGAAAACGATATTAAGAAAAACAAAGTTCAATATTTTGTACATTATAAATTTTTACCAGGTTTAGGATTTTATGGTTTTGGATTGATTCACATGATCGGTGGATTAACAAGAACTGCAACTTCAGCATTAAGACAACTCTTAGATGCTGGTACATTAAGTAATTTACCTGCTGGATTTAAAACCAGAGGTCTACGAGTTAGAGACGATGCACAACCGTTACAACCTGGTGAATGGCGAGATGTCGATGCACCAGGTGGTAATATTCGTGATCACTTTATGGCATTGCCATTCAAAGAACCTTCTGTGGTTCTTTTAAATTTATTAGGAACCGTAGTAACAGCGGGCCAACGTTTCGCGGCCATCGCTGATATGCAAGTGGGTGACGGAAACCAACAAGCAGCCGTAGGCACGACGGTAGCACTCTTGGAGCGCGGATCGCGTGTGATGTCTGCTATTCACAAAAGACTCTATGTGGGATTGAAACAAGAATTTAAATTATTAGCCAATGTATTTAAAACTTATTTACCACAAGAATATCCATATGATGTGGTCGGCGGACAACGAAACATTAAGGTAACAGACTTTGATGACCGAGTAGATATTTTACCTATAGCAGATCCAAATATCTTTTCACAAACACAAAGAATTTCTATGGCACAAGCACAATTACAATTAGCACAAACCAATCCACAAATGCATAATTTATATAATGCATATCGATCGATGTATGAAGCATTAGGAGTAAAAGACATTAGTTCTATTTTACCTCCACCACAACAACCAATGCCAATGGATCCAAGTATGGAACACATCAGAGCTTTTGGAGCTCAACCTTTCCAAGCATTCCCTGGACAAGATCACAGATCCCACATTGAAGCACATTTAAATTTCATGCAACTGAATATGGTAAAAAATGCTCCAATGGTGATGGGTGCAGTTCAAAAAAATATTCTAGAACACATTAGCATTATGGCTCAAGAACAAGTGCAAGTAGAGTTTCAACAAGAGTTAATGCAATTACAAGCAGTACAACAAAACCCAATGGCATTACAACAGAATCCTCAAATGATGCAACAAGTGCAAATGATGACAGAAAAAATTGAAGCAAGAAAATCACAACTGATTGCAGAGATGACACAAGAATTTGCTGAAGAGGAAAACAAAATCACTTCTCAGTTTGATTCAGATCCATTATTAAAATTAAAAGCAAGAGAAGTAGATTTACGAGCAATGGAAAATGAACGTAAGAAACAAGAAATGGAGTCTAGAATTAACTTAGATAAAGTTAAAACAATGATGAATCAAATGAATCAAGAAGAAAAATTAGATCAGAACGAAGATTTGGCTGAACTTCGTGCTCAAACTTCTCTTGATAAAACTATTTTAGCCGCACAACTTAAAAACAATGGCAATAGGTAGAACACAAATGAGAAAACAAATCACAAAAGGACCTAAAAAGGTTGCAAAAGTTATGAGAGAATTCAAAAAAGGAAAACTTCATAGCGGAAAATCAGGAAAAATTGTAAAAAATCCAAAACAAGCGATTGCAATTGCACTTTCTGAAGCAAAAATGAGTAAAAAGAAGAAAAAATAATGATACCTTGGGGTTTATTAGGCTCTGGATTAAAAGCTGGCTTTGAAATTTATCAAAATAAGAAAAAATCTGAAGTCGCAATGTCTGAAGCTGCACTTTTACATGCAGAAAAGATGAAAAGAGGTGAGATTGAGTATCAAGGTAAGGTTTTTGAAAATCAAAAAAACGATTGGAAGGACGAATTCATACTTTTGACCTTGTCCAGCCCATTATTTTTACTTGCATATTCTGTGTTTGCGGAAGATGCAGACATGGAACGAAAATTAAACTTGTATTTTGAGAAATTACAAGGTATGCCTTGGTGGATAACTGGTTTATGGATTTCAGTCGTGGCTGCTGTGTATGGAATTAAAGCTACAGACATCATAAACACAAAAAAAGGTAAATAGTATGGTATTAAAATATTTTAAAGCAGGTAAAAAAATTAAAGATGCAATGTTAAAGGTAAAACCTTTATCGGAAAGAAAAAAGTTCGGTGAAAAACATGCAAAAGACATGAAAGAAGTTATGGAGATGAGAAAAGATAATATCAAAACTCAACAAAGTCTCAATAAATCAAGAATGGAACGTGATGCGGAAACACAACCATTAAAAAGCAGTGTTAAAGAACAAATTAAATTAAATAGAGAAGCCAGAGCTAAAAAAATAAAACAATTAAAAAAAGATGTAACTTTTGTTGGTGGGGCAACTGGAGCTGGTGGAGCAGCAGTCGCTGGAATCAAAAAATACGAAGATAGTAAAAAAGAAAGAGTTGGTAAAAAAGACGGTGGATGTATTCAACTTAAAGGTTGGGGGAAAGCGAGAAAAAGATAAATGATTTCAGTTAAAACATTAAAAAAAGCTGGAGTAACAAATGGCACAAAAACACAGTTAAAAAAATTTGAAACTGAAACTGCTGGAGAATATGCTAAACGAAAACAATTTAAGTATGGTGGAAAAGCATGTGCTCAATTAACTGGTTGGGGAAAGGCGAGAAAAAAATAACATGGAAACGTGGTCTGGTTTATTTAAAAAGATAAAACAAAAAGTATGTGAGTTAGTTTGTAAGATATTCGGTATTACACAATGTTTGTGTAATCATGAATGCAACTGTAAAAAGGAGAAAAAATAATGATGAAAAAACCAATACCAGCAGGTAAAAAAGGAAAAGGCATTGCTGCCTTAAAAAAAGCTGCACCAGAAGTAGCCGCTAAAATGGGTTACAAAAAAGGTGGTTCAGCTAAACCTGGACTCTGGGCAAATATAAATGCTCGTAAAAAAAAGGGCATTTCAAGACCTAAATCTAAATCAACTATTTCAGCAAAAGCATATGCAAATATGAAAGCTGGATTTCCTAAAAAGAAATAAATGAAAAACGAGTGTGGAAAATGTCATGAGATGTTTGAAGTAACAGATAATGAATTTTTCTGCGACAAATGTAAACCAGTAAAAAAGGAAACACTAGCAGATCTTGATAAAGATTCTGATGAGTGTTTATCATGTCAATAATATGGCAAGATCACCAGCTTGGCAGCGTAAAGAAGGTAAATCTAAATCAGGTGGATTGAATCGAAAAGGTATTGCATCCTATCGTGCAGCGAACCCTGGTTCTAAACTTTCTATGGCTGTTACAACTAAACCTTCTAAATTAAAGAAAGGTTCTAAGGCTGCAAATCGCAGAAAAAGTTTCTGCGCTAGAATGAGTGGAATGAAGAAGAGACTTACATCAGCAAAAACTGCTAATGATCCCAATTCTAGGATTAATAAAAGTCTTAGAAAATGGAATTGTTAATGTCAGATGATCCAATAACCATAATCTATAAAACACAAAGAAGACTAAGAGATAGTCTTCAACAAATTGGTGACACTATGATGAGTGGTGGTGTTGACAATATGGAAAAATACAAGTATTTATTAGGACAGGCACATGCCATACAATTAACACTACAGGAAATCTCTAACCTGCTACAAGATAAGGAGCCAAAAGAAGATGAGCAACCAAACAGAGACAACGTCGTCTCAGTCGACTTCAACGGAAGTCCCGAAGACTAGACTAGCATTACAAGAAAAATATAAAGAAGAAGGTGTTGAACCAACTAAAAAAGTTGATGAGACTAATATAGAATCTATTTCTGATCAATTACCAGAACCATCTGGTTATCGATTACTAGTTTTACCTTTTACTCCAAAAGATAAAACAAAAGGCGGAATTTTAATTGCACAAGAATCATTAGATAGATTACGTATTGCAACCAATTGTGGATATGTAATTAAAATGGGACCACTAGCGTATGCAGATAAAGAAAAATTTGCAACAGGTCCATGGTGCAAAAAAGGAGATTGGGTGATCTTTGCAAGATATGCAGGATCACGTTTACCAATAGAAGGTGGAGAAGTGCGTATACTAAACGATGACGAGGTGCTAGGAACTATTAAAGATCCTGAAGCAGTCTTGCATCATATTTAACATAGGAGAGCACTATGCCAGAAGATAAAGAACCTATGATTGATGTTGGCGAAGAAGAAGGAGCCGAAATTAATCTAGATCAAAACAACGAGCAGATAAAAGAGCCTGTTGCAGAAGAGAAGATTGAGATAGAACAAGTTGATGAACAACCTGTTGAAGCTCAAGAAGATAAAAAAGATGAGAAGGAAAACGAGTTAAAAGAATATAGCGAAGGCGTTCAAAAACGTATTGCTAAATTAACTCGTAAAATGAGAGAAGCTGAAAGGCAAAAAGAAGAAGCAATTGCTTATGCATATGCTGAAAAACAAAGAAGGGAAGAATATGAAAAAAGATATTCTAAACTTGATCAGTCTTATGTTTCCGAGTTTGAAACGAGAGTTAAAACAAACATGGAAGCTGCACGAGCATCTTTAAGAAATGCAATTGAATCTGGTGATGTAGATGCACAAGTCGCAGCACAAGAACAAATTGCTAGACTTAATGCAGACTCAACTAGACTTTCAGTCTTAAAATCAGCTCATGAAGAACAAAAGTCACAAAAAGAAGTAAACATAACACCTCAACAATACAAAGAAGGTTATGCTTATAATGGTTATGAATTACCTGAAGGAGTTAGAACAGATGCTAAAGCAGAAGCTTGGGCAGCTAAAAACTCTTGGTTTGGTAACAATTCTGCCATGACTTATACGGCTTTTGATATACATAAAAAACTAGTCGAGGAAGAAGGTTTTGACCCTCAATCAGACGAATATTATAGTGAAATAGACAAGAGAATAAGACTTGAATTTCCCAATAAATTTGATAAAGTTGAGAGTAATTCTACAGAGGAGAGATCTAGACCATCTCAAACTGTAGCATCAGCTAAACGTCCAAGCGCAACAGGACGCCGAAAAACTGTGAAACTCACACCGTCACAAGTAGCAATTGCTAAAAGATTAGGTGTGCCACTCGAAGAGTACGCAAAACAATTAACCGCGAAGGAGGCATAAGCGTAATGGAAAATGATAACAATATAAAGGCTTCACGCGCGAGTCAGTCAAGAGCGAAGTCAACTAGACCTCAAACTTGGACTCCCCCGTCATCACTTGATGCACCACCTGCGCCTGATGGATTCAGACACAGATGGATAAGAGCCGAGAGCATGGGCTTTGATGATACAAAGAACATGTCAGGTAAACTAAGATCAGGGTTTGAACTCGTTAGAAGCGATGAATATCCTGATACAGATTATCCAACTGTTAAAGAAGGCAAATATGCAGGAGTCATAGGGGTTGGCGGCCTATTGCTGGCTAGGATACCAGAAGAGATCGCAAAGTCTCGAGAAGCTTATTTCAATAAGCAAACTCAAGATAGAGACCATGCAGTAAACAACGATCTCATGAAGGAACAGCATCCAAGTATGCCTATCAATAGTGATAGACAGACTCGTGTTACTTTCGGTGGCTCAAAGAAAAGTTAATCTTTTAACAATTCCTAAACCACTGGATAAACTTAAACAATTATAGGAGTAAAAACTATGGCAAACCAAGACGCTGCTTTCGGTATGAAAGCAATCGGAAAAGTTGGTCAAAATAGAGACGCTCAAGGTTTATCCGAATACAGCATTGCAGCTTCTGCAACTGCTATATACCAAAACGATCCAGTATCTGCTTTAGCTACTGGAACTATTGGTGTAGCTGCAGCAGGCGATGTTTTATTAGGATCACTAAACGGTGTTTTCTATACTGATGCTTCAACAAGCAAACCAACTTGGGCGAACCATTTGAAGGCTTCAAATACTGCGACTGACATTGTCGGTTTCGTGGCAGATGACCCTTATCAAAGGTTCGAAATACAATCAAACAACAGTGGAGCTTCTGCTCAGACAGACGTGTTTAACGACGCGGATATCGCTTATACAGCAGGTGCTACACCAAACTTCGTTTCTAAAGTTGAATTAGATGACGCAACTTTAGGTACTACTAACGGTCAATTAAAAATCGTTGGTGTTTCTAAAGATCCTAGTAATAGCGATTTAGCATCTGCTAACGTTAACTGGGTAGTGATCATTAATGAGCACTTATTGAAACAAGTTGCAGGCGTATAATAGGAGGATAAAATTATATGGCTATATCACGATCACAACTAGTTAAAGAACTAGAGCCAGGATTGAATGCCCTATTCGGCCTGGAATATAAAAACTATGAGAATCAGCACACTGCAATTTTCGACACAGAAAACAGTGACAGAGCTTTTGAAGAAGAAGTAATGTTATCTGGTTTCGCGAATGCGGAAGTTAAACCAGAAGGATCTGGAGTGACTTACGACAACGCTCAGGAAACTTTCACTGCTAGATACACTCACGAAACAATAGCTCTTGCTTTCTCAATCACAGAAGAAGCGATTGAAGACAACTTGTATGACAGACTAGCGTCTAGATATACAAAAGCGTTAGCAAGATCTATGGCGAACACTAAGCAAGTAAAAGCTGCAAACGTATTAAACAATGCGTTTAACAGTTCTTATGCTGGTGGTGATGGAAAGGAGCTTTGTGCTACTGACCACCCAATCATCGCTGGAACTTTCAAAAACGAGCTTTCAACTTCTGCTGACTTAAACGAGACTTCGTTAGAGCAAGCATTAATTGATATCGCTGCTTTCGTTGATGAAAGAGGCTTAAAAATCGCTGCGAGAGGAATGAAATTGATCATCCCTAGTGAACTACAATTCACTGCGGAAAGATTAATGAAATCTGCTCAAAGAGTTGCAACAGCTGACAATGATATCAACGCAATCAAAAACATGGGGATGATTCCTCAAGGTTATGTAGTAAACAACTACTTAACTGATACTGATGCGTTCTTTATCAAGACAGACGTGCCTAACGGCTTGAAAATGTTCAACAGAGCTTCTATCACTACTAAGATGGAAGGCGACTTTGACACTGGAAACGTAAGATATAAAGCTAGAGAAAGATACAGCTTCGGTTGGTCTGATCCTAGAGGTATCTTCGGTTCGCCAGGCGCGTAATCGTAGAAAATTTAATGGGCGGGCTTGACCCGCCCATTTTAAAATGTTAGAGAAAGATGTGATGAAGAGCACCTACCTTTTTAAAATTTTTACTAAAGAAGTACAAACAAAATTCTATATCGATACCGATAGTTCTATGATTACTATGGATCAGGTTCATAAAGAAGTTATTGACTATCTGGGAAAAAATGCTATAGA